AGGAAGAGGTACTAGATGGTGAGGATCTTATTCAGCGATATATGGATATTGACAATGATCCTAAGAATGAAAATCCTGCACTACATAACCAAGCGGTCCATAAATTAGCTATTGAAGCCAAGCGTGGTAATGCTGCTGAAATTGAAAGGCTGATTGATACACACGAAATGTTTAACAGGACAAAAGGCCAAAAGCCTATGACTCCTGATGAGCTAGATGACACACCTTTTGAATATTTGATTCCAGGATTATTACCAAAACCTTGGACATTACTTGTCCATGCAGATGGTGGTACAGGTAAGACTGCTATGTGTCAGACAATAGGAAAGCATATTGGACAGGGAAAACCTTTTAATGTTTACGGTGGTCTTGTTAACGTACCAGTGGGTAAGGTTCTTTGGTTGAATGGGGATCAGAATGAAAGGATATTGCGTAGACAAATGAAACTTATCGGTTGCGATAAGAATGTCAAAGTGGTTACTGAGTGGGATATGCAGTGGTATTCAAGGTTCAAAAAGATACAGAAAAAGAATCAGTATGATCTTGTAGTGATTGATAGTTTGGATGGCTGTAATGATAGCAACCCATATGAAGAGAACAGAAGAGAGTATGCGCTGCCTATTAAGAAACTGGTCAGACGTAATGGACAGGATTTTCCTGCCTGTTCGATAATTATTATTCATCACAATACCAAAGAAGGTAAGTTTAGAGGTACATCAGCTATCAAGAACGCAGTGGATGAGACTTGGAATATGAGAAAGCTATCAATGAATGATGCTGCCGAAATGGGTATTACTGCAAATAGTCGTTTAGTAAGCGTTGAGAAGTCCAGGGAGGACCGTGAAGGACTTCGTATGATATTTACCCTATTGCCCGATTACACATACTCCATAACTCCTGCACCAGACAATGCAGATGAAGTTAGGGTGGACACTCCAGGTAATCATACATTGGACATATTGCGTTTGATGAGAAAAGAAAATACTCCGTGGTGTGTTAAAGATCTAGTAGAGCACGATACAGTAGGTGGCTTGCATAGAAAACGTGCAATAATATACAGCTTGAATAAGCTTGAGGATCAGAAATTGATAGAAGAAGTAGACGTACCAAAAAGTAAAAGTAAAGGTGGTAGACCCTCTAAGTTTTATAAGGCGGTGGGTAAGAAGTTACCACGATCCTTTTCTTCCTTCGCGCGTGATATACCCCGAAATGATATGTATAAACCCAATAATGTAGACACTGGAACGGATTTGAATAACAACGAAAATGGTATAAACCCTGATTTTGTAAAAACCTCTGACGATCAAGAGGGTTTATACAATGAAGAGGTTAATACAAAACCGATTGTTAATCGAAACCCTTCCACTAGAACGGATGAGGGTTTATACACAGACTCCTCTAGGTATATAGAAGAAAACGAAAATTTCTGGGGGCAGTAATCTTTGGAACATCCAACCATAAATGTCACCATCTACGAAGAGAGAAAGCCCAGAGAGGATAGCCCACTAGCTACTGTACGTTATACAGAGTATGACGAAACAAGAACTAAAGTGGAGAAAGTTTGTCAGGTTGAATACCACGATCCAGAGTATTTCCACAGTCAAGTTTTACAGGCTGTTAGCTATGGACTCGATGTTTCAATATGTACACGACTTAGCATAAAATCACTCCAGAGAAAACTAAATTACTGGACAAATTAAACTATTGTGCTACAATAATAAAGCATATTTACAGGTTCTCCCATGACCTCAACACTTACTAAACAAGAGTATTCTGTTTATTACGGAATAGCAGAGTTAAAAAGATTGCGTACTGCACACAGTCTTGCGTTTGATACAGAAACCTTACAACTACAACCTGAAGAAGGCAAGCTCCGACTGATCCAGTTGGGGTGTTTTTCTTCTCGGACCATAGTAGTTATTGATTGTTTTGAGTTAGAGCGTAGCGATTGGAATTATTTAGAAGATTTTTTTAACAGTATTAGTAGGTACTGGCTGGCACATAACGCAGTATTTGATATTGGATGGCTACAAGAACACGGTATCTACCCTAATGGTTTTGTTAGATGCAGCATGATAGCCAGTAGGCTTCTTACTAATGGAATACCGCAGATGAAACATGGTCTTGATGCACTTGCTAAAAGGCAGCTTGACATAGAAGTATCTAAAGAACAGCAGAGATCGGATTGGGGTGCGGAGGTTCTTTCAAAAGAACAGTTGATATATGCTGCAAAAGATATTGAAGTTTTACTTGAGCTAGATCAGGTTTTAGAACAGAAACTTAGAAATGCTCAACTTAATAGAGCATATGTTTTAGAGTGCAGAGCCTTACCAGCTATGGCTCAAATGTGGAGAACTGGGCTACCCTGGAATAGGGAAGAATTACTGCAATGTCGTATAGATTATGAAGATGACATTAAAGAACTGGGTAATGAGTTTATTAGAGAACTTGATAATGACTTACCACTTGGAAAGAAGTTACCTAGAAATGAGGATGGCACATTTAATCTTCGTGCGAAAGACCAAGGCTCAAAAAGATTAGGCACTAAAAAGTATGCAGGATTTAATATTAAAAGTTCTAAACAATTACTAGAAAAACTTGAATTAGTTTTAGGTTACACACCTGTAAACAATGAAGGGAAACCTAGCGTTGCTAAAGATGCTTTAAAAAACTGTGCTGCTGATTCTCCTACGATCCAGACACTTATGACTTGGAAACGTACAGAAAAACGTAGACAAATGATAGAAAGCATACAGGATAAGATGGCATTACATAGATATTTTAAAGATACCTATTTTGTTAGAGCATCCTATATGCAGCTTGGGGCAGATACAGGAAGAATGTCTAGTATTAAGCCTAACAACCAACAGATACCAAGAGATTCAGAGTTTAGGCAATGTGTTCAAGCACCTTTGTATTGGAAAATCGTAGACGCTGACTTTTCACAAATGGAATTACGTCTTGCTGCTGCTTTAGCTAAAGATAAAAACATGACTGCTGCATTTCAGCGTGGCGAAGATTTACATGACTACACAGCCAAACAGATGGGATGTGATAGACAGATTGCCAAGTCCGCTAATTTTGGTTTGCTATATGGTGCTGGTGCTGAAGGTTTACGAAAATATGCAGGTAGTAGCGGTGTCATTATGTCACCAGAACAAGCTGTAGAAATTCGTGACAACTGGCTTAATACATATAGTGGTATTCGGGATTGGCAAAGAAAAATGAACTATCTTGCACGATCCACTGAAGAGGATGAATGGCCCGAAACTAGAGTTCCAGTATCTAATATGCGTAGATTTTTAAAAGGTGATCTCAATAGAACTACTGTTAGATGTAATACACCTATACAAGGTGCGGGTGCTGCGATACTTAAGTGTGCATTAGGTAATTTATGGGAAAAGGTAAAGAATACAGGAGAAGATAAAGTAATGATTGCAGCAGCGGTTCACGATGAATTGATACTTCTTGTTAAGGAAGTTATAGCAGATGAGTGGGCTCAAATTCTTAAAACTACAATGGAAAAAGCGGAAGCAAAATGGTTAGGAGATGTTCCTGCATTAGCTGAAGTGTCTATTGGCGATAAATGGAGCGAGGTTCATTGACGAAAAAAGACCGTATAAACGCAGCACAAAAGCGTATTCAAGAACTACAAACTTTAATTAAACACTGGTCCAAACATAAATGAACAGACTCCCTTTACACAAGTTGGGGGATTTTATAGAAAAAAGAGGATTATCAGTCTTAGGGCATTGTTACAAATGCAATAAGATTATATTCCGCACCCAACAAGAAGCCAAAAAAGAAGCAGCAGACATGAGAAAACGAGGTGGAAACCATGCTTATGTATATGCTTGCTCAAAAGGAAATGGATGGCATCTAACATCCATGAAACCAAAGAGTGCTAAAACTCCAAAAACCAGAAAACCATCTAAAAGTGTACAAACTAAAAAACAAAAGAGGATGAAAAAATGATCGGTATTTGCAAAAATGAACACGGTTGGTACATCTCCAAGCATAATAAACGGCTTGGAGTAAAATACTACAAGAACTTAACGGAGGTGATGCCTGTTGCCTATGCAGAAGAATATCCGAGTAGATCTAATGAAGGATCTATACAAAGAAATTCCAAAGGCGACTACCAAGGATCTGGGTAGTATCATTGAATTTCTCAAAAGAGCCAGAGAAGTTCGTACTGGAAAGACTCAAAAGAGGAGAGAAGCCAGAAAAAAGTATGTGGAAAAGCAACTTGATAAAGCCGATTTACCATTTTGGTGGTAAAGTAGTACAAGAACAACCTTGTAAATGGCTCTCAAACACGGAAACAAAAGTTATTATCAGGTACTAATCGACCCAAATAGAGCAGAACTTATAGAAAAAGCTGCTGATAAAGAAGGTATGCGAGGCACTGCGTGGGTTAGAAAGGTAGCTTATGAGGCTTTACAACGTGAATTTCCTAGTTCTGAATATAAAATTGCTGAAGCCAAAGACGAGTTGATGTGGAGACAATCTGTACAAAGACGAATTGAAGGAAGAAGGCAGAAAAACTAAACAACTTTTAAAAAATGAAAAGAATAACTTGGGTCGAGTGCCCAGGCTGTAAGATGTACAGCGACCAGAAGGTCATCAAGTCTGAACGAAACTCAAAGTTTATAACTATACGCAGGAGACTGTGCTACGAGTGCGGACACAAATGGTTTACGATCCAGTATCCAGAAATGGTAGTGCCTGACATACAGGCTCGCTACGCATCTCGTGAATGACGAACACGGAAAAATTTTTTTAAAATTTCCTTTGCTGTTTTAGGGTACTTTGGTTTTTCTTTTCTCATTTCTTTTACGACACGGTCAGCTTCTAGCTCTATAAGTCTATTTAGTAACGAAGCCATAAAAATATCTTGGTCGAACTTTTTTCTGACCATGTGAGTGCAGTATCTTTTCACACTATCCAGGTTATTACTTTTCATAATTTCTCTACACTGCATTTCAATTTCTAGCTCCAACTCTGGAGGTGCTGGCTCTATATCTATGTTGAGAAATTTAGTAACTTTCATATCATTGGAGACTTGTTGTAGAACCTGGGAACATTCTGGCCTCTATAAAAGAAACTGCTTGGTCATCTATTGTATTGTCTGTTTGTTTGGCTATTGCCTTTAACAGATCTACTATTAATCTCTTCATTGCTTTTGATTTAATAAAGACTAGAAGGATAGGTTTTAGAATTTTTACCATCATTTTTATGTGTTACTTCCCAAACATAGCTACTTTGCTAGTATTAGACAAGAATCTTTACTTTTATGGCTGAAGAGAAGGAAGAAAAAGAAGGTATTGAATGGGGTGAACTCTTTGGTCACGCTATCCGATTTTTGATTTTGACTTGGAGTTTATCAATGATGACTCTTGGATATATGGGTCGGGTAAGAATTGATGGAGCGTTTACAGCTGGACTCGTCAGTGGGGTGCTCGGAAGCTATGGAATTTCAGTAGGAAACAAGAAAAGTGGCACAGGTAACAGCAATGGTCCTAAAATAATAGATAATAGTAAAAACAAAGTAGGTATCAAATGAAAAGACTATTACCCTTTATATTCCTTGTATCCGCACCAGCTTATGCGGACATGAATCATTCCATATCATCCAGTGTAAAATTTGAATCGCTTTCAGCAGCTAGTACGGCTGATAAAATAGGATCTAGTTACAGCATCTCAGGTAATAATGTAACAACTGTAGACTCAAATGCAGCAGCTACATTAGGTGGTTTTGGATCTACGACTTCGGGGGTTCCGAGTATTTCATTTCCATCTGCCACGCAAGCGACCAGTGGTGAAGCCTTCAGTTTCGCACAATCCTATGTGGAAGGAGATGCCACACCAGGTAGTGCAGTTACAGTTGGAACCGTGCCAAACTTTAGTGACCTTACATCTACAAGTGCAGGAAGTGTAGGAACAGCAGCAGTAGCACTAGATAATCACAATATTACAATGACACCAGGAACAGGAACGGGTATCGTAATTACAGGTCAGTTTGTCGTTGATCTTACTATCGAATGAGGAGGCTTCTTCTTCTTGGCTTTGTTATATCTGCTCCTTGTTACGCTGTGCCAGTTATACCTAATTTTACGCAAGGTA